TCACCGGCCTGGGTGTGATACACATCCTCAAAGATAACCTGATAAATGTTATCCCAGCTCATGAGGTAGCCGTAGCGAATGAGCCATGAGGTGTAATCCCGGGCCCAGGCCCGGACCACATAATAAAAACCGGCCTTTTGCACATCGATTCCCGCTGTGAGGACCAGGGTCTGGTACGGCACGATAAGGGACGGAGTGTCAGTTTTGTGCGTGAGGATTTCTTGCTCCTCCGCCTGGTAGAGCTTTTCGACCCAGGCATGGGCCAGCCATGAATTGAGAAAGTTCTGGAGCTTTTCCGGGTGATTCTTTGAGGTGATAAATTTCTCGGCGATATCGCCCCACGTTAGCCAGGGTGAATAGAGCGAGCTCAAGTGATATCCCTTGCTCCGGACGGTATGCGTTTTCGGGATATCTTTATCCGGCCGCCACTCATAGCCTGCGATCATGTGGCTGCGCTGATAATTATCAATCATCGCCTGGCAGTGCGGGCACTCGTACCATGCCGACTCCCGGACCTCCTGGGCATAAGTGGGTGAGGTGGAATCGAGATCGTCGGGCCACTTGATATTTGAAAATTCCAGGATCTGCATGTCGCCACACTCCGGGCATGGCACATAGCATTGATAGGTTTGATCGCATGCTTTGCGCTCGACGGTGACCTGGCCGTCCTCCAGTGTGGGTGTGGAGACAATAAAGGTCTTTTTGTTCCAGAAGGTTTTCTGGCGCTCCGTGGCCAGGGAAATGGGATCCGCCTCGTTGCCCTGGGTGAATTTTGGAAACTTGTTGACCTCATCCAGGAAGATGTAGCGACAGGGACGCGATGCCAGGGACGCCGGTGAATTTGCGCCAGCCAATGAGAGGACCATGCCCGGGAAGGTCATCTCAAGGAGTGTGAATTCATCATCGTTTGCCGGCTTTCGTTCCCGGAGCGGATCCGAGGCCCCGATCATGGGCTGGATACGGTTGCGTGAGACATAGCGGGCCAGATCCACGGTGGGCATGATCAGCAAAGTGGGTGCAGGATCCTGGTGGATGATATAGCCAAGGCAGTTATAGAGGACCTCTGTCTTGCCGAGCTGGGATCCTGTTTCGACGACCACTTTCTCCACATAGGGATCTGAAAAATCATCCATGATCTCTTTGAGGTACGGCGTGCGGACCGTGCGCCAGGGCCCGGGTTCGGCACTTGTCTGCGGGACCAGGATGCGGTATTTATCGGCCCACTCCGACACGGTGAGCTTTTCCGGCGGCCGCCAGGCCGTGCATTCCTGCGGTGTCCATTCTGCTTTTTTAGCTACTGATCTCATTCGGCATCTCCTTGAGAGCGCCGCCGGAGCGTGAAAATCGCTCTAATATAAATCGGACTTCATTTTCGATGATTGCCTCCATGTCCCGCTTTTCCTTGCCCTCCAGGAGCGGCGGGATCTTTCGGGGGAGTGAAAGCAGGGCCGTCTTGACCTCGATGATCCGGTTAATCCATTGCCGCCGGACCTCCTCGAGACTGATGACCTCGCCCTGGAATTTCTTGAGCTCGAGCTCTGCCAGACGGGCTTTCATTTCTTTATAGACTGCCTCCCAGCCTGATTTGTCGCCTGACTCGGGACGCTCGCCGTGGGGCTGGCCTATGCCTTTTTTTTCGCGGGCCTCGATCCAGGCGTCGATTGCATCCAGATCATAGGTGCCGTCCGGGTTGACCGGCATGCCCTGGTTTTTGTAATAGGATATGGTCCGCTCGGATCGGCCCAGGTATTCGGCCAGTTGCTTTTGTGTGGCTACGATGCGACGGCCGGTGCCGGACTGTTTGGCCTTGAGCTCTGCCTCATAGTCATTTAAGAGTTTAAGTTCGTGGGCCGCCAGAGGCTCCCCATTTTTTATCTTTTCGAGAAGGTTTTTAAGGACCACCCCTTTTGCAGAATCGATGAGGGTGATTGCCTTTTCGATATCGATTGGGGGTTTCGCATTATCATTGTTTGCCAAACATCGGCTCCTCTTCCTCCTTTCTTTATTATTATTCCTTGTTCTGCGCCTTCGCGGGTATTCCGCACACCGAAAAGGTACACCTCTCTTTTAATGAAGCGCCCAGGCCGGAATCAAAAGTGCTGACAGATATATTCTGACCTGTCTCTGTTTTTTTCTTTATCGTTCGGCGCCATGCTGTATTAATTTGGGCTCCAATCCCATTTCTGTCATAAGTTGAAGTGAAACGGCCACATTCTTTGGCTCGATTTCCATTCCATAACAGACGCGGTTAAGCTGCTCGGCGCTGATCATTGTGGTGCCCGAGCCGAGGAACATATCAAATACGATCTCATTCTCTTTGCTTGAATTAAGGATGGCTCTTTTAGCGAGATCCAGGGGTTTCATTGTGGGATGCAAATCGTTTTTCTTTATTTTATCTACTTCCCAGATATCATTCTCACCTGAGAATAAATTAAAAATTGCTTTTTCCTCATTCTTGACTTCAATAAAATGCTTGGGTTTTCTCTTGAGTCTCTCAAATTTATAATAATGTTTCCCTGCTTTTAAATATACCGAGCTCCCCTGTATCCCGATGAGTGGATTCCCATCCTGTGATCGCTTTGCAGTAATTACATCTACGGTACCTTTACGGCCATAAAAATTATGTTTTTCATTCCAGCCATAGACAATTGGCTCATAAATGCTCTTATAATCGCTATTACTGAGATTAAGATTATTTTTGTACCAGATGATTAAGCTCTTGTAATTTAAGCCATTTAACATCAATGCATTAATAATCTTTTCAACCCCTAAATGATAAAAAAATATATAATAGCTCCCTACAACATGGTGCCGTATGGTCAGTGCTATTCTGGAAAGAAAAATCCCTGACTCACCTCTGTCTAAATCATCATTAAGTATGTCCTTGTGCTTCGCATTGAGTGGCTGATACCCATTTCTTGTTGTGGGGCTTCCCTTGAATTTCATCAGATATGGAGGGTCCGTGAACAGAATTTCCGCCCTTTCACCCGCCATCAGACGATCAACATCTTCGTCCTTCGTCGCATCCCCGCACATCAAACGGTGGGACCCGATCTGCCATATCTGCCCTAACTTTGTTCCCCATTTTTTTTGTAATTCCTCGGCCTTGTCTGTCTGAGGTGTAGGGGTATGATCTGGTTTTTCTAAATCACCCAATAGTCGGCTCAATTCATCTCCACTAAACCCAGTTAAATCGAGATCAAAATTTAAATCTTGCAATTCCTGGAGCTCCTGGGCAAGATAATCCGGCAACCATTTGCTTTCTGCCACCTTGTTATCAGCGATCCGGAATGCTTTTATTTTGGCTTTGCTCAATTTTTTAATCTCTATCACCGGCACACTCTTTAGGCCGAGTTTTTTCGCTGCGAGGTAGCGTCCGTGCCCTGCCACTATGCTTTTGCTTTTATCTATGACAACAGGAATCTGCCAGCCAAACTCCTGGATCGACTTTGCGATTTTTTCGATCTGGTCTTTTGGATGGGCCTTCGGGTTGGCTTTATAAGGCTTTAATTCATCGATTGGTATATTTTTGATATCCATTTTTAAAACGTTCTCCTCTATTTCATTTTTTCAGAATTCCATCCGTCATGTTATGCCCAATGGCTATTATCTCTTGGAGCATCGATTGTGCTTCTAAGAATGCAGGCATAGTTAGCTTTACTCTATGTATGTGCTCGAATTTCCATTTTAGAATGGATAATTTTTCCCCATGTATTTGGAAATATAATCTCTCCAGCTCCCTCCATCCTGAGCCATAGTCTAATCCTTTCCTCTGTGCATATTTGTGCATCAAATCATTTAGCTGTTGCCGCTGTGTTAAACGTGAAAAATAGGAATTCCCTGTCATTTGATATACCCGGTACGTGGAGGCATTTCTAAAAAATCAAATATCCACGGTCTGCTATCATAAAGTTTTTTTAGCCCGCCGAGAGCTTTGACAACCCTCTGTATTTTTGGGAGTGGCTTGTCATGCTTTATTGCCAGAATGATATTCCCGCCGGCATAATCAACAACAAATCGCTTCCACAACTCTGGCTCCAGTTTTCGTAAAATTTTAAATCCTGAATTGGTAAACTGCCCCCCTCCGCCACAATATATGCACCCAATCGTTATTGCGCCTGCTCTCTTTCGAGGATGGACAGGGAGGCAATTCTGTTTTGTATATCTGCGAATCATTAAATCTGTCCAGCCAATCAATGGATTAAAAATTGTTATTTTATCGGATTTGACATAAGAAACTGAGCCATCTTTAAAGGCCCTCATGCCTCTAAGCTTATCGTCTTGCCCACCACGCTGCCCTGTAATCTGGAGATCCCCGCCGATCTTTTTCGTCAATCGCCTGCCTGGCAATATCTTCATATTCCTGCAGCAGGACGACACATTTAATCTAAATCCAAAATTGCGACCCTGGTGGCGTTGCATCCATTTCCGAGCTGCTAATTTTCCCAACATTGGCCAACCTTGTTTGCGCCATTGGTCCAAGTGATGTCGTGTAGCTTTTGCTATATGGAGCTCTGCCCCATACTCCCTGCATACATTTTCCACGAATGATTGAGTTTCGAAATACTCCATTCCAGTATCTACAAATATAATGGGTGGTCTAAAGAGTGTTTTTTTATAAATCAAGTCAAGCAATACCATTGAATCTGAACCACCGGAAAACAATAAGGTTGGCTTTTTGTATCCTATGAGGGTTTCATTTATAAGCCGTAAACTCATATCCATACTGACTCCGTTAGCTTTTCCAAGGGAGATGGTTCGCCTGCAGCCATATATCGTTTTAACTCCTGCACAACATCTTTTGTATTTGGATCTATCAGAAAGAGAACGTCATTTCCCTGGCCTTTATTAACAATAACCATGAGAGCATTATTTAATTCTCTTGGATTACTTTTAGCTATATTTTCGATATGCGCTGTGGCTTGCCGTATAATTTTCTCCGCCAAATCGTTCGCCGCATTCCACTCCTCCTCCCTGGCAATTAATTCTTCCAAATTTTTTTCTTCATCTAATTCGATCAATTTCTCAATTCTGCTATAATCAAATCCTGTTAATTCCATATCCAAATTCAAATTTAAATCTTGCAATTCTTTAAGTTCCTGGGCGAGATAATCATCCAACCATTTGCTCTCTGCCAGTCTGTTGTCAGCTATCCTAAAGGTTTTTATCTGAGCTTTGTTTAATTTTTTAGCCTCTATCACTGGCACATCTTCCAGGTCGAGTTTTTTCGCTGCGAGGTAGCGTCCGTGCCCTGCTATTATATTTTTATTCTTATCAATGACAATTGGGACCAGCCAGCCAAATTCCTGAATTGACTTTGCTATCTTGTCGATTTGATCTTTTGGGTGGGCCTTCGGGTTACTCTTGTAAGGTTTTAATTCATTAATTGGTATGTTTTTGATGTCCATTTTTATATGCAACGCCTTTTTTTTATTAATCGCTCTCGATTCTCGGGATGAGGGAAACTGTATCCGCCCTTATTCCCAGGAAGGACCCGCTCATTGTTTTTTGCCTTTCACTATCCGCCAGGCCAGGGCCAAGCGCTTTTTAAATGGTAATAGATATATCCTGTCAATGCGTTCATTTACAAACTTGCGCATGTTCTTCCGTACTGCCTTATTGAGTCTGGTTCTTTGGCTCATTTAATTGATTCCTGAACAGGCGGAGCCAATAGTCTTTTAGTCTCTAAACCTACCTCGCAGCCCTTGCAATCCTCGTAATGAGTCTGCTCGCCTGAATATTCCAGGCATTCTCCTCTGGTCATTTCCTTGTTAAGCAAAGGACAAAGAACCGTTTCATGCTCTGCCTGGAGCGGCAAAAGTCTGATTGCCGAGGTTGCATTGTCTATCTGGGCGCTGGCAAGACTATTCTGGAATTTATTTCCGCCTTCGGGATATGAATGCATTTTAATGGCCACCACCTGTTTTATGACTTGCTCCCTTCGCTTAAAGAATCTCAATTCAGTTGCTGCGTCATCATCTGATAATTTCTTCTCACGCCAGAGTTCCTGGGTCCTTCTGATCTCCTCATATAGTTTTGTTAATTCGCTCATGCTATTTCCTCCTTTAGTTGCTTAAGTGCCCTATGCACCATTAATTGCTCACGTTTTTCCTGGATCATTTCGGGAGTTATTTCAAGCTCCAATCTTTTAAATTGCGCCTTTAATATAGACCTAATATAATAATCTTGTTGTGCTCTCCAATCCGAAAAATATGAATGATAACAAGACTTACACCAACGAGATCTCCTAAATATATCTTTCTTGTCTCTATGAAATTCCTTTAGCTCTTTCCATTCCCCGCATTTTATGCATTGCCTTTTTCTTGTCCTAAATCTATATTTGCAAATTTCACCATATATGGCTTGCCAGGTTAACATAATATTTTTCTTTTGGCGGGTTTCGACCCATGCATCGATTTTATCCAGATCATAGGTGCCGTCGGGGTTGACCGGCATACCGTGCTTTTTATAGTTCATTATTGATCGCTCGGATCTGCATAAATAAATTTCTAATAATTTTTTGTTTACATGGGTATTATCCTTATGTAGAAAGAGGCGATTTATGTCACTGATTCTTCGTTTATTTTGTAACTTACGAGCTGCAGCACGTTTTCTTGCCTTTTTTTGTAACGTATGAATTTTGAGTTGAGGATATTTTTTTTTACAAATTTTACACCATAAATCTCGTCCCCGCATCCCAGGCTTTAATGGAGAAAAATCCGTCAATTCCTTCCATTCACCACATCGCTTGCATTGCTCTTTCCTCATTATTGCCTTATTTTTAGATTATTGCAGGTCTTGCGTATTGTTAATATATTGAATTCATTATACATTTTAATTTTTAGGGTTTTTATAGTTCCAAAATTTGGGGAAAATCTGCAAAATACGCAATCAATACGCAATGAAAATTGCGTACTCTGCAATTAAAGGCGAATTGATTGCGTACTACATCTGCAATCCAGGTCCTGAAATGGGCCCGGGAATTGGCTGTTTTTTTTAAAAATTTTAGCCCCTTATGCCTATACGCAATGATTGCGTATTCGGTGAAATATTTTGTCACTATAATGAGTTTTTGCTTTCCAATTATTAGCGCCATCGCCTATGCCGGTTGTCTGCCTTCTTGAGGTTATGAATTCGCATTGAATTCGCCGAATCTTCCTGCAGGATCTTGGCTGCTCCAAGGTACTTTTCCGTAGTCTGGACGCTTTCATGGCCCAGACGATTCTGAATTTCTTTTAATTGGACACCGTCCTCCAACCACCAGACCGCCACCGTATGCCGCCAGAGGTGCGGATGCCACCAGGTCACTCCTACTTTTTTTGCATACCGTGACAGGATCTTCCACAGGCCGTTTGT